GGGCCGGGCCAGGCCGTGGCGATGCAAGGGCCGTACCAAGGGGGGGGGGTATGCACTTCTATACAGCGGACCGGCCACCCCCTCTATTCCGCACGGTACCGAGCCCCTATTTTCGAACTTACTTGTTTTTCGGCCAAAAAGCCGAATCTCTGATCTCAAAATTTTCCGGGCCCGATTTTCGGCCTTAGCAGGATTTTCGGCCCACTAGCCGGTACCCCATGACTGATACCCCTGACAACAATGTCACACCGCCCGCGTGGTGGAAGCCATCGCCCACGGACGACCGAGGATATCGACCGGGGAAGAAAAAGAAGGCCGTCACGCCGGTCCGAATGGATCGGAAGGCTGTCGAATGGACCCCTGAAATCGGGGCGGAGATTGTTCGGGTCCTTCGGGCAGGCAACTGCCGGGACACCGCGGCCGCATCCGCGGGGATTCTCAGTGACACCTATCGCCGATGGCTCTTGAAAGGGGCGAGAGGCGAAGAGCCCTTCGCCTCCTGGCTGATCGATGTCAAGAAAGCCGAGGCCGATGCCGAGCAGGACCTCATCAATGGGATCCGAGAATCAGGCTACAGGCAGAAGCTGAAGACGGTCACCACGCTCGAGAAGAACGGCCACGTCGAGACCACCGTCGAAGAGCGCGAAGAGCCTGGCGACGCCCGCAACCTGATGTGGATGGCCGAGCGTCGAGGCGCCAAGAATTGGTCCTTGGGGATCATCGAGCGCCGGTCCAAGGAAGAGGCCGAGGCCCGCCGCGCCAAGAAGGGCGAAGGCAAGCAAGAGGGGCTGCAGGTCACGGTCAGTTTGGCACAGCCGAAGGCTTCCGATGGTTGATTACTTTGCTGCCCATAGGGTGGGGGTGCGTATGCCCGAAATCCCGATCACATTCAGCGAGCCCCAGATGTGGGCGTATCAGGCTCTTCACAGCAGGAGCTTTGAAGAGCCTGTCACGGTCTGTCTCCCATGGGGGCGCGGGTCGGGGAAGTCCTGGTTCGAGCGTAACTGCGGTATTTTCATGGCCGTGGCCGAGAACTACGGCAAGGTTCGGCGGCATCAGTACGGCACGCAGAAGGGCACCCGCATCATCGGGCTCTGCCCGACCCTGAAGCAGTTCCGGGATGTCCACGGCGCGTTGCTCGAGCTCGAGAATGCCACCACTTGGGCGGCCCTTGGGGGTCATCTCAACCGCACCACCCTCCGGATTACCTGGCCTGATGGCAGTTGGTTTCAGCCAATGCCCGCGGCGGTCTCTTCTTCGAAGGCCGCCTTGGGAATGCGGTGTGACTGGCTGTTCATGGATGAGTGCGACGACATCGACCCCGAGGTCTATGATCGGGTTTGTAAGCCTTGGTTCACCGAGCCTTGGTCGTACAAGCGAGTCCTCGCCGGCGGAACGCCGCGCCGAGGGCGCAGCGGACTTCTCTACAGGCTTCACCGCCTCGGCCTCAGCAAGGATCCCCTCGATGCACGCTATTTTTCACGACTTTGCACGTATTTGGAGTCACCCGGCCTGGTTGATCCTGTCGAAGCTGAAGATGCCCGCCGTACCATGGCACCTTCTATTTTCGCCAGAGAATGGCTTTGCGATTTCGACTCTGCTGAGGGTCTAGTTTACCCCTTCGACGAGCAGTTCCACGTCAAACCGCCTCCGGACATCCGATGCCTCACCCACCTCGGGCTTGGAATCGACCACGGGTGGCAAGATCCTGGCGTATTTTTGCTCTGTGGCATCCAAGGCAACGGCCAGGATTCCGTCATGTGGGTCCTCGACGAGCACTACCAGTCGCAGAGACCGAACAGTGAGTGGGACCGCATCGCCCGGGAGCAATACCCCGGCCTCGACGCCTTCCCGGACCCGTCCCGCCCCGACCGAATCTTCGATCTGCGCAAGGCCGGGCTTCGGCCGCAGCAAGTCGACAACTCCATCGAGCCTGGGATCGCCCGTGTTGCCAATCTCATGGCAAAACACGGGCTTGAAGACGGCTCTACACGGGCCCGACTGTTTGTCGCGCCGAATTGTGTGAACACAATTCGCGAACTTGGAACGTACAAACGAAAATCCGACCCACTTTCACCGGGGAGATTCTTGGAAGAGGTTGTTGACCGCGACAATCATGCAATGGACGCCTTGCGTTACTACGCTGTCGGGCGCTTCGGCGCACTTTCAAGCCTCGGCAACCATCGTAGCGAAGTCGCAGGTAGATAATGGCAATCCAGACAGTCAAGGGCTACGATCAAGCGCAGCGGATTTTCGAGGCCAACCTCACGCCCCGTGCTCGCAACATCATGGAGTACGAGGCCGAGGTCGACGGCACGCGCTTCGACAACCGCCCTGACTGGTTCAAATCGGACGAGCCGATCTTCGATCGCAAGCCTTGCGTGATCTATCGGGCGGTTCGGTGCTCGATTGACTCCAAGATTGACATGCTCCTGGGAGAAGGACGCTTTCCACGCATCACCGCATCGCCGGAAGAGGATGATGACGACAGCGCCGAGAATGCCGACGCCGATGACGACGGCCTCAATGAGAAGGACTCGGATTGCGTTGACGACTTCATCGCAAGCCTCATCCGCGAGGCCCGGCTGAAGCAACTCTACCGAGAGATGTACCGCAGTGATCAGAACTGCGGTACGTCCGTGGCCCTCTTGGGGGCCCGGAAGGGGCGCCTGTTCGCCGAGACTCTGCCCGCGAAGTACTGCACTTGCACCCGCGACGCCGATGGCGAACTCGAGAGCGTCGTCGTGGAATACCCCTACCTTGAAACTATTCGTTTCAAGGGTGAATGGCGCGCGCGCTGCATGCTGTACCGTCGGGAAATCAACAAGACTGCCGACGTTACGTACAAGCCAGCCGAGGCCAACATTGAGGGTGAGCCCCCGGCGTGGGCCCCACAGACCACCATCACGCACAGCCTCGGCTTCGTGCCAGTTGTCTGGCACAAGTACCTGGCCCCCATGATGCATGTGGCGACCGAGGACGGGTTCCCGATCCACCACACCATCCTGCCGGAGCTCGAGGCCATGCACTATGCCCTCAGCCAACGGCACCACGGCGCACTGAATTCGCTGCCGCAGATTTATGAAATTGGGGTGGAGGCGGGGTACAACCCCACTGCCCCCGCCAGCAGCATTCATGACCGAATCAATGTGACGCCGACGACCCAGGGATCGCCGACGGCGGGGAAGTACTACCAGGCAGTCCGTTCCACCGGGCGTGTTGGGGGCCGCAAAAAGGGCCCTAACCAGATTTGGCAGTACGAGAACCCGGACACCAAGGTCGATTCCATCAACACCCCGGGGGAGGCGCTGTCCGCCCTGGACAACCATATCAAGGACCTGCGGGCCAAGATTTGCGAAGTCCTAGCATGGGCCCCGCTTGACCCCGAGGCCATCAAGTTCGCCGCGACTGTTTCAGGCCGCGCGTTGGAGGTCCTCCGGGAGCGTGAGCTCAACCGGGTGTCCTACGACCGGGAGACATTCGGCGAAGACGTCATGCTGGGGGTCATCCGCATGCTGATGCGGATCGCTGCTCGGTACAAGGGGGCGCTGCGTACGCCGAAGTTGAAGGCTTGTGCGGGCATTCTTGCCCGGTTCTACGGTGAGGATGGCAGCTGGGTTGATCCCCTACTTCGGTTGAAGTGGCCTTCGTACTTCTTGCCGTCGGCCGAGGACAAGACTCAGATCGTCACTCATACGACCTTGGCCCTTGATAAAGGCGTCATCACGCGACGCACCGCCGTTGAAGCGGTATCCTGGATCTTCGGCATCAACGACGTCAAGGAGTACTTGGTCGGCCTTGAAGAAGAAGTTGAGAAGCGGCGCGCGCAAGAATTGGAAGCCGATGTTGATTTGGCCAAGGCCACAAGCAAGTTCGAATATGGCGGCGGTGACAGGCCCCCGCCGAAGAAGCCCAAGAGCCCGAAACGAGTCACCGGCAGTTGAGGTCCCCTCTTTCCGCCGAAGGTAGGATCCTATGAATTGTCCAGAATGTCAGCGCCCGATGGGCGCCGACGAGTACCAAGTGTCTGCCAACAAGGGGCACAGTCACGTTTTCGATCAAGGCAAACTTGTCGACTTCATAGACGACGGCACCCGACAGATGGCAATCAACTTTCGCTGCACGATTTGTGGGGCGAAGGGTAGTATTTCATCTTTTTGGACTGCACCAGTGCCGAGGTCGATATGAAGCGGTGTCTACTTTGTGACCGTACTTTTGAGGGGGCAGGGTGCCCTTTTTGCGGCGAGTGCACCTTCATCGAGGTCGAAGGGGTCTTGGAGCAGGGCCCTGCGCCAGTGTCTGTTCCTGAGCCAGCCCCAGAACCCCGCAAGAGGCGTAAGTGAAATGCCCCGCATGCGGCGGCATTCAACTACAGACTGAATTTCAGACGCAGGGCTTGGTGCACGTCTGCAAGGCGTGTGACACGAAGTTCTCTGCCGCGGCGGTTCAGGCTTCCAACGAAGTTGCGTTGCCCGAGCCCCCGCCCCTGCCGGTCAGACTTCCGCCGAAGTTCGATGCGCCGGCGCCCCCACCGCGGGCCAAAAGCCTAGACGTGGTGAAGGAAGCTCGAGCGCAATTGAAGGTGATGAACGCCGAGATTGCCCGACTTCAGAAGCTCATCGAGAAGAGGGACGAGCTGAAGCGTCTGCTTGACGCTGCGAGTAACAAACCGAAGAGACCAGCCAAGGCTGTTTCTTCGAAAGCATAGAGGAAAATGGCAACAATCGAAGGAACTATCGTCGGGGTCTCGGAGCTTGCTCGCGGGTACACCGGTATCGCTGGCAATGCATTCAACGTGGCTCTGGTCCATGTGAACTTCCCAGCGTACGTGGCATCCGCGGACAGCTACAACATCGCGGGCGTCGGCGCCGCGATCACGGCCTCGTCCAAGCGCGGCAAGACCACGACTATCAAGCAGGCGATGAACGCCGGTCCTGGGAAGAACTCGGCTGGGACCGCGGTCTATGCCGGCGCGCCAACCGTGTCGACGGACGCGCTTACGGGGAATCTCACCGCAGTGGACTTGTCCACGGAGATTGACGTCCCGCTGGGCACGACCATTCCCGTCAAGTTGCTTGTTGCTTACACCGAGGCCTAAGTCGCGAACGCTTCTTAGTACTGCTTCCCCACGGGTCGCCGCCGGTAACGGGCGTTAGGAGAAGATAGTATGACTGTTGAAACTGATACCGCAACCTCTGAGACAACCCCCACCCCTGCCGCCGCGGCGCCCACCAAACCGGTGGTTGCTGCATCGGACCTGCCGCCTGAGGCGCTTTCCAAGCGGCTCGAGCAGGCCAAGCACGCTGCGCAGACGGAGTTGCTCAAGACTTTGGGTATCACCGACGTCGAAGAGGCGAAAGCCGCCCTGGCTGCGCACGTAGCGCAGAAGGAAGCGGCAAAGACGACTGAACAGAAACTTGCGGCGCTGGAGCTGCAAGCGAAGACAGCCGCAGAAGCACTTGACACCGCGGTGAAGCAGGCCGTGGGCCGCATCACACCGGAGCAAAAGGCAGCGGTGGACGCCATTGCGGGAGACGACAAGGCCTTGTGGGTGAAGACCTACGCCGCCATGTCCCCCACGTGGACGACTCCTGCCTCGGTGGCAACTTCGGCACCCGCGGCACCTGCTGCGCCGGTAGTTCCGGCCACCTCGGCCCCTGCTGCGCCAGCGCCTTCGCCAACGGGCGCTACGTCGCCACCGAATCACAAGGCGCGGTACGCGCATCTACAGACTGAGAATCCGTTCGCTGCTGCGGCTTACCTCCAAAAGCACGGATCGGACTGTTTCAAATAAAGGCGCCTTGGGCGTCTGTGAAGGAATCAAGAAAGCATGACTGATCGCAATCAGATGCCCCAGGAGTTCTTCGATCGAACTTCTAGCCAGCTTCTCATCAAGCCGGAACCCCAATACCTGTATGCGGAGATGATGCTGAAGGCGCTGTCCGCAGATCTCCCGATTCCGGATGAGATGGGGCATCCCGGGCGGGTGCTGAGTGGAGTCGGCGCGGACTACAGCAACGACGGCGGAAACTACATGATCGAGCCCGACGGCATCAGCGAGAAGGTTTTCGCTGGTGAGGTCGACTTCGTGGGCGAGCCAGGTCACACGGTGCGGTTCAACCGCCCTGTGTTCAGGGATACGACCTACACGATCGCGAGTCGTACCGTTGCGCAGGGCAAGACCATCTCCACGACTCCGATCAAGGTCGGGTCCGAGCAGACGTCGCTCACCCTACAACGCTTTGCAGGCCCCTACGATGCGGACGCCAGCGACATCGGCCCTCTCGGTCTGGACAATCTGGACACCCAGGTGGGGATCCACAAGGCCAGCAAGATTGCCGGCATGCACCTGTCTCGAGACTTTCACAAGTTCTTGGACGGTGTAGGCACGACCTTGCTTGACCAAGGCGCGGCGCTGTACCCCGACGGGCTCACTGCGGATAACGACTTCACGTCGCCCCGGCCGTTGGATTATGCGTTCATGTCCAAGGTCGAGCGCATCATGGACGACGCAAACCTTCCAGTACTCCCGGATGGCAAGCGGCTGTTCGTGCTGCCCCCGGCCGGCGCCGAGGCGATGAAGTTGGATCGGCAGTACACCCTGCTCAGCATGGTGCACCCGAAGCTCAACGCGCTTTTCCCGACGACATACCTCACCAGCGTTGGCAAGTTCCATGTCTTCCAGAGCACCACGCTCTCGAAGCCCGCGAATACAAGCTCGATTCCGGTCTACCGTGGGCACGCAATTGCCCCTGGTGCGCTCGGCGTCGGTATGGGCAAAAAGCCGACCGTTGCGTTCTCGAACGACGATAACTACGGCATCACCGCGAAGGTCATCTGGATGGCGTTCATGGCGTTCGGGCTGTTCGACAGCTCGTTCATCTACACTCCCCGGTTCACCTCGATCAGCGGCGCGTAAGGACCACCATGGGACGAGCTATCTACGGTTCTGATTTGAAGCAAGGGGTCGTGGGCACTGCCTTCGATACCAACTTCCCCTCGGGTGCGGCGCCTCAGGTTCTGAGTGGTGCCAAGATTGACATGTCTCGGGTTGAGCCGGGCACGTTGTCCGCGCATGTGAAGACCACGGCGCAGACGACCTCCTTGACAGTTGTGGGCAACTGGCAGGTGAGTATGAACGACACCGACTACTACGATGTCGCGCCCGTAAATGGCGCCGCGCTGGTGGCCCTTGCGACGGGTACGGCAGGCGCCGATACCGCAGTCAACAAGGTCATCCCTGCCCCTGACGCCGTGTATGCGTGGAAGTTTGCGCGCATGCAACTGGTCACCGGGGTTGGTTCGGCCACGACCGGCGACTTGGGCGGCTGCAAGTACTACTACCGTGAGAACCCCTTCTGATGCTGACAACGGGAGAACTTGACCGCATCCGAGCAGAACTCGGGTACAACGTCCTGGACGTCGGGGCCGAGCCTTACATTGGCGTGCAGGCCATTTTCTCCCAGGTTATCCAGCCCTACCTTCGGGAAGGGCTGGAAACCTCGTCGAGCACGGAGGTGGCCGAGAATGCGTCCGGCACCCTCGTGGGGCTCACCCTGGCGAGCGCCACGGGGCTGAGTGTGCGCACCAAGCTTGTCGTGGACGTTGACGACTTCTTGGAGGTCGCGACTATTCGCGCCCTGGCTGGGAATGTGGCGACCGTCCTGCTCAAGAAGGCCCATGCTGGTACTTACCCGGTCACCGTCGACGCGGGGCTGCAGATTGTCCGCGAATGCCTTGCGGCGCTTTTCCGCATCGAGCAGTTGATCGCCGAACTTGAGGGCGAAGGCGCCCTCAAGAAGGTTGACGAGATTGAGTTCTATGACGTCAAGGGACGGTCCAGGCTAGGGTTGCTCGTCGAGCAGCAACGGCACTGGCGGCAACGCTTGGCGTCCCACCTTGGCATTCCTCAGCATCGGACATCTGGGGTCGCCGGGGGCAGTGTTTCTCTTTGCTAACGCTTTCTTACTTACAGCGCCATCATGACATCACGTGCTGATCGCTTTCGCAGAATCGCTGATCGCTGCCGGGCCAAGCCTGGGCAGTTTGGTCTCCGCGAGCATGCGGTGTACCTCGTGCGGTCGTCATGGTCAGGCGCGTCTTTTGGGGAGGGCACCCAGGAAGAGACTGTGGTGCCTATCCAGGTTGCGCATCAGCAACCGCCTAAGGTCCGTTTCCCCAGCCAGCGAGAGCTAGCGCTGGGCATGATGGGAGAAGGGGACCTTGAAATCGGTCCTTTTACGCCAAATTATGGCCCTGGGGGCTTCGACCGCGATGATCTGAACGGCAGCAAACTTGTCGTCGGTGAAACCTTGCTTATCCGGGTTGTAGGCCCGCAGGCGCCTCTCCCCGGCGTGATGTACCGTTTCAAGAACGTGAATGTAGACCGGGCCCTTCGGGTGACCCTGGTCTGCAAACCCGCGGGGGTGTCATGAGCTCGAACTACGGCGGCTTTGGTGGGACGAAGTTTCCGGCCGCGCAGGTAGCCAGCGCCTCGGAGCTAGACCCCGGCCACAAGTCTTTGCTTGGTTTACTTGAGACTGCTATCAATTCGGAGCTTGGGGATGCTTGGGCTTCGGTGTTGGCTCGGGTACGGGACGGCAACTTTCTGAAACAGTACGTTGGTCAGAAGCCTGTCGGCTCTGTCTGTGATTTTGAGCCCACCGAGCAGCAGCGTACGCAGTTCAAAGCCAATTTTCCTCTTCTCGCGGTGTACCGCGAGGGTGAGCCTGAGCTTTGGTATCCGAACCAGTACCTGCACCAGAAGCAGACATGGGCGGTAGACTGGATTCTGGGCCCTGTTCAAGCCGACCAGATCCCTCAACTGGGGCGGTTCGCCATCGCGGTGGGCCGTGTCATTTGCCGCGCCATCGAGTATGCGCGGCACCTCGACTACCAAGAGGGTGTGTGCCAGTTTCAGGGTGAGTTTGCCCATATCAAGCCTGTGTCCGTGAATGGGCCAGGTGTGCAACGCGCCGCGGCCGAGGATGCAGGCTCGGGCTACTACGGTCTGACCGTGATTCTCGAGACGTGGGAACGCGAGCATGATGAAAATGACACTGACCCGTACGGCATCAATGCGAACTACATGATTGGGGCCCCGGTGGATACCATTGAGGCGTTCGAGGGGTTTGACACGACGCTGGAAGTCGACCCACCCGATCCACCTAGCGGAGATTAGTCATGGGCTGGAACGTACGCGAGGTCAAGTCCCAGCACAGCCGTTGGCTGACTGCGTACGACGCGTCTATGACGCGCACTATGGCCGATATCGCTGCCTCTGCGATGCACTTCGCTCGGACTGATTCGAAGCTGCGAAAGCGCACCGGTGGCTACAGCGCAGGGTGGTCTCGCCGGTACCAACGCAAAACCGACAGGATCACAGTGTCGTTGCTGGGGCTTCGGGCGCACAACCTCTTCCACGAGGTTGGCACGGGTGTGTACGGCCCGAAGAAGAAACGCATTGTGCCGAGGAACAAACGGTTCCTGGCCTGGAAAGACTACGACTCGGGCAAGTGGCACTTCGCCCGCAGTGTCAAAGGCGTCAAGCCAACTTGGAACGGCCGCAGGTCTGCGGCCAAAGCATTCATCTACGGAAAAGGGAAGCTGCTGCGCGAAGCGGAACGGCTAGCGGCGAAATTCTGATGGAACTATCGTTTCTTGCAAAGTCGAGTCTGTTGGTCGCGGTGCCTGGCACGGCGCAGTACGCAGGGCAACTTGCCCGTTACGTAGGCCGCGAATGGGAAGATACCCGTCACGCCTACGTGGCATCTAAAGAGCCGTATAAAGTGGACAGCGACTCTGATGACGGCCGACGGCTTTCGAAGCTGATGCGGCGTGAGAGCTCACTGTTGCCAGGCGACCAGGCCACCGCCGAGTACTTTGGACTGCCTTTTGTGCAGCACCAGAACGTTGAGGGTGAGTGGGTCCCCAGCGCGCCGATTGCGCGAGAAGTTCGGGCCGCAAAGAAAGGTAATGACTAATGCCTGCGAATGTTGCTGTCACTGGCTATGCAAGTGACTATCGAACGCCGAGTATCGGCATCGAGCTAGTTTTCGCGCAGGGCGAGAATATCTCAGGCGCGGGCACGCGCGAGATTCTTGTGGTTGCGCCAAAGTCGTCCGCCGGAACTTGGACGGCTGGCACGGTGTACGGCCCGATCAAGGCCGAGCAAGATGTTATCACCGGCGGTGGGGTGGGTTCGCCCGCGCATCGCATGGCGCAGAAGATCATGCAAGCAAACAAACTTGCGACGATCTATGTGCTTGTTGTAGCGGAGACTTCCGGGGGCTCGCCTGTGAAGGCGACCGGGACCTTGGCGTGGGGCGGCACTGCAACGTCCAGCTTCAACTACACGTTCTCTGTGGGGGATGAGGACTTCTCGGTCTACATCAAGTCCGGAGACGCCGCTGCTACCGTAGGGGCAGCCATCAAGGCCACGGTGAACGGGCGTCTGTCCCTTCCGTTCACTGACGAAGGCACGGGAGCGACCAATACGCTCACCAACAAGTTGGCGGGTACTCGCGGGGGTACAGCCACTTGGAGCCCAAATCGAATCGTAGCACCAGCCCCGGGCAACGGCCTTACATTGACAGCATCGGCGGCTATTGGCATTGCCACAGCCGGTGCAGATGGGTCTACTACGGAAGCCTCCAACGTTACCGCGGCGCTGCAGTCAGTTGAAGGACGGCACTTTTACTACTATGTCTACGATGACGGCAACAACGCCACCGCGCTGGCTGCCATCAAGTCGCATCTCGCGAATAAGGCGCTGCCCCGTTACGGCCGACGCAGCTATCTGATCACGGGGCACAACGGCACTCTTGCAGCAGCCACTACGATCGCAAACGGGTTGAACTACGAGCGCCAGGAGATTGCATTCCAGCCCATGGGGGATGCTACGCCGGACCATCTGGCTGCGCAACTCGTTGCCACCGAGCAATTGGTTCGTGACGCCGACCCTGCGAACGGTCTTATCAACTACTCAGGCCCCGACTGGAACATCCGGGCCGCTCGTACGCAGTATTGGCCCGACGAGGACGACATCAACGACGCTATCGCAGCTGGGCTGAGCTGTGTGGCAAGCAAGGTCGGCGGCACCTACTTGGTGATGTCGATCACGACCCGCTCGAAGGACGGCAGTGGCACCTATGCGGACTTCCGGGCGGCAGAGTCCCACCGAATCAGTGTCGGCGATGCTTGTGCCCAGGACCTGACCAACAAGATGGCAGGTAAGCTCGGCAAGGGGTTCATCGCGCATCCCAAAGGTAAGGACGGGTTGCCGAATCCGAACGCGAAGATTCCTCCGAACTGCGTCACGGACTTCACTCTGAAGCCCACCTTCACCGATTCCATTTCCGAATGGGCCAAGTCAGGGTGGACGCAGCGGGTGTCCGATTCGCAGAACAGCCTGTTGGTGGTGAAGTCGCCGGTCAATGCTGGGCGTCTTGAGGCTTCTTTGAGCATCTACGCACGCGACAACCTGTCGCAAGTCACGGTCCGCATGGCAGAGTCATCTGCGGCCTAAGGAGTCTTATGCCTGTTGATTACGCACGACAAGTAGTTTTCATCAACGGCGTCGAAGCGACGTTGGCCGAGTCCTTCGAAATGAAGACCGAGAGCGGTGAACAGCCGATTCTCATTCTGAACGAAGGGCTTGCAGGTTTCACCCCCGGTGCAGGGCAGACCACAATCTCGGGTACCTTGTATGTCCCTGTTGGGGGCTTTCAGATTGACGTTCAGTCCTTCTGCGCCAACGGCGAATACGTGCCCATCCAATACGGCGTAGGTCCTGTGGCATACGTCGGTACCGGTAAATTCACGGAAGTGACAATCTCCGGCGGCGTGAACGAGCCTGTGAAGGTTCAGTTCACCTGGCTCGGTGAGAAGAAAGCGATGGAGTAATGGACCACGGGCCGCCTACCGATGTTCCCGCTTCTGGCTTGGTCGAGTTCTTGAAGGGCAGACCACGGCCTGGCAAAGTTGTGCCGTTCCCTGTCGAAGGTGTCGAAGGCACCCGATGGGAGAACGTTCGGATTGAAGTGCCGCCTTGCAGCGCCAACGGCGCTGCCATCCTGGCCGCGCACAACCGCATGAAGGCCATGCTTCCCAAGGAAGAGTGGAGCACGGAGAGTGCATCCGCAGTTCTTGGGGACCTCACGGCCAAGGAGATGATCGCTCGGACCTGTTTCGAGCCGAAGAACTACGGCACCGAGGAAAAGCCCTTCTACAAAAAGCACTTCGGCAATTCCGAGGATGTGGAGAGATCACTGTCCTCCGATGAGACCGCGGTGCTTCATGCATTGATGCTGCAGGTTACGTTCGAAATCGGCCCAAGGCTTTCGATCCTGACGGACGAGGAAGTCGACGCGTGGATCGAGGTGCTGAAAAACGGCCTCGACCCTTTAGCGTATCTAGTCTTGCCGGATTTACACGTATTGATACGTGGGTTAGTCAACCGGATAAGCAAGGCAACTGCCTCGTCAAGTACATCGCAAAGCCCGGATTCCCCGCCCTTGACGTTGCCCGATACCTCGGAATCGAGCCAAGCGATCTCAATGATGGGCACTATCTCCTCTGGAGAGCTGCCGTCAAGGCCACCAACTGGTTCAAGTGTAAGTAAGCCGGTTCTTCCGAATGCCGCCACAGTCCGGAAGAAGCCCAAGCGCTCGTAAGCTCTTGCCTGTCATCATGTCTTTGCGGCGGCCCAGACGTGGTGGCAGGCATTTTTTCTTGAGCTCGATCGTCCAATGCTAGGACACCGCGTTCTGACCGCGACAATGTGAGTTCAATTCTCGCTCGAGCTACTTTATGGCGTTCCTCAGATATGACATCAGTGTAATTGGCGTCGACAAGGTTCGGCAGGCGATCCGCCAGGTCGAGTCCGAGGTCGAAGGCGTCGGCCGGCGCCAAGTGCTGCACGACCCCCTAGGGCGCCGCATGCCTCGCGGAAAAGGCCCCCTAGGCGCGAACGACAACGCCAGCACCCGTACCGCAGAGGCCCTTTACCGCCGACAAGAGCGCTACCAAGACCGCCTCAACAAGGCAGAGCGCCTGTCCAATGACCGGAATGCGACGTCTCAGTACCGGCAGCAGCTGAAAGCGCAGAAGAAGCTGCGCGGCGCCAATGACAACGCCGACTTGAAGTCAGCCGAGGCCGATTACCGTCGCCGTGAGACGCATCGCGCCCGTATGCGCGGTGTGAATGATAACGCCAGCGCCAAATCTGCAGCTGCAATTGCTGCCCAAGAAGAGAAGCTGAGGGCGGCGGCCATTCAGCGTGAAGAGCGCACGCGTCTCCGCATGGCGGATCGCGTGGCGCAGGCTGAGTATCGTGGCCGACTGCAGACCGCGAACACGACCAAGACTGTACTGGGCAACACCGCGTCGAAGGTCGCGTCCATCGGCAAGAGTGCTCTGGCTCTGACAGGCCTCGGCGGCGGGGCGCTGTTCGCGTTGTCGGTCCACTCCGTAGCTTCGCAGCATGCGAAGGCAGCGGACCTGGCAAACCAGCTCGAGGGGCGTGACGCGACGCCCAAGTCCTTGGAGGCCACCAAGCGTAACGTTCTGGCCTACGCGAGGTCGACGCGGGGTTTCGCCACCGAGGAAGTCCTGGGCGCCATGAGTGCCTTCCAAGAGCAAGCGGGCGAGCCCGTTGCCACCAAGCAAATTGCTCCCCATCTCACGGAGATGGCCCTTGCCACGGGCTCCGATGTAGAGACCCTCGGTAAGATGGATGCGTCTCTGTTCCGTTCGCTGCGCAACGGTGCGGGCGGCGCTGAGCTCAGTGTCGAGGCGCTAATCGCAGCCGTGGATGTCCTAAACCGCAAGTTTGCGGCCATGGGGCAGAAGGGCGCTGTCGAGTTGAAGGACATGGCTCATCTAGGGCCTGAACTCGCCGAGGTTTCGGCGGACTACGCCGGTAACCGCTTCCAGAATATCGTCAGTTCGGCCGCGGCGCTGCAGAATGTTCGGCAGTATACGACTTCGCCCGACGAGGCGATGACCTCGCTGCAGAACCTGAAGAACGACCTCTACAACCACACAGACGAAGCCCGGCAGTTGATGGTCTCCCGCGGTATCAAGGGCGACGTCTGGGAGAACCGCGAGCATCGCAAGCTGCTGCCTTTTGAGCAGTTGATGCCGAAGCTTATCGACGCCACTGGCGGCGATATGGAGAAACTCAACAAGATCGCCAACGTTCGTGGCACTCGGGCGTACAAGGCCTACATCGACCCGTACAACACGGCGCTCGACAAGGCCCGGTCCGAAGGCAAGAGTGAGAAAGAAGCCCGCGCCGCAGGGCGCGCGGCGGTCGTAGCCAAACACCGGGAGTTCCAAGGCCTCGAGCAAACCCGAGAAGAGGTCAAGGCCAAAGCGGACTTCCGCATGGCGGAGCCGGACAAGGCCTTCGAAGCGCAGATGCGGAACCTGACGCAGGTCGTCGGGGAAACGCTTCTGCCGCAGCTGGCAGCATTGATTCCTTCGATCGCGAAGCTTGTGCCTTACATGCAGTCGTTGGCAGAGGCAACGGTCAAGGCCGCGAAGTGGATCTCCGAGTCCCCTTGGGAGGCGGGTCTTTTAGCCATCGGCACGGTTCTCGCCGCGGAAATAGCCAAGGCTGGAATTAGCGGTATTATTTCGGCGGGGCTTCAGCGTCTTCTCGTAGGTGCGGCACCCGCCGCGATCACGGCAGCTACAGCGGCCACAGCGGCCACAGCGGCCACAGCGGCCACAGCGGCCACAGCAGCAACGGCGGCCACGGCGGCCACAGCGGCCCCTACTGCAGCAGTTGCAGGGGCCGCGGCATTGCCTGCACTAGCCAAGGCGGCGCCTCTCGCAGCGGGGCTTTTGGCCCCTGTTGCCATAGGCGCAGCTTTAGGCATTGGTGCCTACGCAGGCATCGCCGTGGGCGGGCGCAACACCTACGACAAAGCCAACGCCGACACCTCGCATGTCATGAAGACCTTGGGGGCAGCCCAAGGTGGAGACCTCGAGAAGACCATTGGCTACGCCGAGATACGGCTGAAGCAAATCAAGGACGAGGCCGGAATGTTTGGCTCGTTCATGGACTTGTTCGGAGCTGGGCCGGAGGCGGAAATCAAAGGCCTCGAGGAACAGATCAAGACCAAGAAGGCTGAGTATCAGTACTGGCTGAACAACGGCAAGCGCGAAACCGAGGACATGCGCAAGAACAATGAGGCGCGTGCATGGCAAGAGAAGAACGGCGACGGTGGGGTGAACCGCCAAGAAGATCTTCAGATCCTCGGCAAAGTGTTTGACAGCGCCGCGAACAAGATTGTGGCCTCAAATGAAGCCATGGCGCGGGCCGTAGCCGGCGGCTCGCCAAGTACGACTCTCAACACAGGCTATCAGCCTTCACAACCGACGGTCAAGTAACATGGCAACCCCTAAACAGACGGGCGGGTTCAACAGCGCTGCTTATGGCCAGTCCCGTAAAGAGGGGGCGGCTGAGCAGGCAGAACGAGCTGTACCTGCGTTCGACAAGCTCCCGCATGCGGTCTGGCGAACCATCACGTTCCCAATATCTGAGAGGTCCGTGCGGTTCGCGCACGAGGGCACGGACCATCAGTTCATCTACCGCGATGGCGTGGCTGTCGAGATGATGGGTGCGGGGCCTCGGGTTTTTACGTACACCGTCCCCTTCCGGGACGGTGTTACGAAGGGCCCGTATGGCAACGTCGGTGCTGACTCAACCCCTGCGCTGTTCTCGGCCTGGCTTTTGAAGTTCTGGAACTCGTACTACAGCGACAAGTCCCCCGGGCCGTTGTACGACCCGGTGTACGGCGACCTAATTTGCGTTCCCCAGGAATGGGATGAGACATCGGATGCGCAGGCGCGTGATGGTGTCACTGTCCGGGTGTCGTTCAAGGAACATACGCCACCTGATGGAGAAGCCCCACGGCTTGACAACACCCTCGACCAGATCAAGGCAGGGGCCGTTCGTCTCGATGATGAGGTCGATCGCATCGATTGGAAGGTGCAAGAGGACTCGCCCAATGCCCAGAACGATTTGTTCAGTACCATTGCCGGGGTAATCCAAAAAGGCAACTACCAGATGAATCGCGCCAAAGGGCGCATTCAAGGGGTCGTTGAGCGCATACGTCGCGTGGAGGACGCCGCGGCCGAGGCTGAGAAAACTGCCACATCTGGTGCAGGATTTCTTCGTGAGCAGGCTCGGATCCTTCGGTTGAAGACTTTGCGGCTCACTTCCTCGGCCGTAGTCGGGGGCCGTCGTGTTCGAACCAAGGCTCGGAACTCGGACTCGACGGTCATCAACGAGGCGGCCAAGGCTGGTATGACGATCGAAGAGTTCCTGAATCTGAACCCAGAGCTTGCCGGGTCTCTGATCATCAAGCGGGGCACAATCTTCAAGGTGTACTGATGGCGCGCAACACAGCAGACGAACCGATTCTTGAAGTCGTGCTCGAGAAAAGCGGCCGTGTGCTGAAGCCCAGCGAGTACTCTTACACGCAGGACTTTCTGGACGCTACTGACTCGTTCTCGTTCACGATCTACTCCGAGAAGACCGAGGACCTTCACGGGCTCGAACTGCAGCCCGTGGAGCTGCTCATCGACGGCAAGCGGCAGATGCTAGGCCGCATCGAGAAGACGACCTGTGGCGGGGATCAGTACGGCAGCGCGGTGCATTGCGAAGGGCGGGACTACCTCGCCGATCTCGTGGAGTGTAACGTGGATCCGCTCACGATTCTACCCGAAGGCAAGAATCTTGAGCAGGCTATCCTTTACCTGGCGGGCCCTTGCGGCATCACCAAGATTGAGGACCAGTCCCCACGGTACACGACCCGCACAGGCAAATACGTCAACCCGATGGACGCCAAGCTTTCGTCGAAGCAGGTCAAAGACTTGCGGCCAGAGGCGGGCAAAGGGCTGATGGACGCCCTAACCACGTTGTGTGCGCGGTACGGGGTAATGATTCAGCCTGCGCTCGAGCGGGATACGGTGGTTGTGCAGGCCCCTTCCTACGAATGGGAATCACACAGTCGGCTTGTCCGCGGCATCGGCGCCACCAAGTCCAATCTGATCATCAGCGGTACGGCGTCTCGCGATTATTCCAAGGTGCCGACGCACTGCATCTTTACCGGCAAGCAGGGCAACGCCTCCGAGAAAGGCGGGGCCAAGGGCACAATGCGGGTCTGGGATCTCTTCGGCGATTGGATCCCAGTCGCGGGTGATGAGCTCCGATCGATTCTGGAGAACGCTGTCTACCACGGCCGCGTGAATCCTGACGCGACGCGTGCCACGGAGGCGGCCCCCGGTGGGGTCATCTACCGCATGCTTTACTTCTTGGACAGGCATGCCAAGACGCAAGAGCAGATAGAGCGGTCGCAGCTCCGCGCCGTCAGCGAGCGTCTCAAGGACACACTTCGATACGAGGCTACGGTTCGGGGGCACGTCAACCCACAGTCAGGATACGTCTGGGGTTGTGACACGATGATCGATGTGGACGACTCCATGACGAACGTCCACGAGCAGCTCTGGTGCCATCGGGCAGTGTTCGCCAACAGTTCGAAGAACGGCCCGACCACTACGCTGAGTATGATCCGCGGCGGCTCCTTTATGGTTTACGCCGACCCCATCGAGAACGTTCGGGTTTACCAGAAGCCCAAGCAAAGTGCGATACGCAAATGAGTGACACAGATTTTGACATCTGCACAATGGGCGAGGCCACGCTCAATGCCCAGACCAATGTCTTGACGGTCAAGCTTTCGCAAGAGGTCGGGCTTGATGGGGACTCGGAGCCCAAGGGCGCCGCACCGATGTTTCAGTGCCTGGGGGTGACTGCCATCCCCAACCCCCCGGATGACAAGGGCCATGCCGAAGGCGTCGTGATGATGCCTTGTGGCCCATACGTCTCTGGCATCGTCGGCGGCGTGGACACGCGTTGTGCCGAGGTCGTCGGCAAGATGACCAAGGGCGATACATGTCTACATGGCACGCACTCAGACCCCGATGTCCGAGCCCGAGTCTTCTGCAAGGAGAACCTCCTTGCAGTGCTGGTTGGCAACGACACCGCCATTGTGGTGGACCGCGGCAGCGGCGCCATCACGATCAACGACGCCAGCGGTAACCAGTTCGAGATGTCCGAGGCCAATGGCATCTATATGGGCGAGTCCGGCGGCGCCTGGATGCAGCTCAAGGATGGTAAGATCACCCAAGGGCAAAGCGGTCTGACATTGGCCGGCGCCGTGAACATTGGTGATGCCACGGCCATGCCTGTGGCGCATTCCGTGCCCCTCATCACGTACATGACAGCGCTCGAGGTCCTCTTGACGACCATTGCCACAAACCTGGACCTCAAGCTCGTTCCTACACCAGGGGTTACGGTTCCTGCAGTGGCCGCGTTCACAGCCGCCATGGTTGCCGTAAAGGCCATGCTGCCCACGATATTCACGAAAGCCAGCTGACATGTCCTTGTGCGCCTTCGTACTCCCGCCCATCCCAGGGCTGCCGTCGTTGGCGTTGCCGGCGTTCCCGCCCAGCTTTCCTATTCCGACGCTGCCGACGATCCCCGGCATCGACTTGGCGCTGGTCCTGCCGCCTATCCCGGGGCTGCCGGCATTGGCGTTGCCGGCATTCCCTCCCAGCTTTCCGATTCCGACATTGCCTACCATTCCGGGCATCGACCTAGCGCTGGTGCTGCCTCCCATCCCTGGCCTGCCCTCATTGTCGCTGCCGGCGTTCCCGCCCAATTTCCCCCTGCCGACGTTCCCCGTCTGCCCCTTGGACTAACCATGAATGGATGCGGACTTTTCCCCTACGGCTTCGGCTATGCCGGCATGGCCGAGGTCATCCCCCCGCCTGTAGACGAGTTGTCTCGGGCGGTTGACGGCGCGGCCTTCATCAACGCATGGGGCGACTTCGAAGTAGACAATCAAGGTGATGTCGCCAAGACCACATACCTGAAGCAGCGTGTCGCGCTGCTTCTGCGGTCCGCCATGGGGTCCATTGCTGGGCAGCAAACCCTTGGCTTGCAGGTGCAAAGGGCCGTCGACAACTCTTGGCGGTACCGCATGACCCGCGCAGTGGAGAAGGCCCTGGCACCTGCGGTTCTTGACGGCAGCATTGACATCATACGAGTCGTACTTCAGCAAACAACGAGTCTTAGGGCCAGCGTTACCGTCGTGTACATCGCGCGGGATACCGGCGAGGAACAAGAGGTGTCAATCTAATGGCCCAAGCCACAGCAGTGAAACTTCTGACCGCAAAGGACTGGAAGCAGCAGATTCTGGACGACATTGAGCTACAAGCACTTGATGCTGATGTCGCGGTGCCGCCTACGGCCGAAGGCTCGCACTTCGACCTGATGGCCACAGCTGATGCCAATGCGCTGGCGATGCTGACGGCCAATCAGGTACTGCTTGACGCGGACTCTGATCCGACCAGGGCCACTGGCGATGCCCTCGACGAACTTCGTGAGGCCGCGGGGCTCCCAGAAATCACGACGCAGGCCGCCTCAGGATACCTCCAAGTCGGTACGACCGCGCTGAACCCTCTGGTTACCCCGGACGGGATGCGGATTCTTTGCCCGGGGGCGCTGACTGCGAAGTCCGTGGGTTCCCAGTCGGGGGTGATTACTGGCTCGATCATTCCTTTTGTCATGTCCACGCCGGGCATTCAGGGAAATCTAAAAGCCGGCACGAAGGTGCGATTCACGGACCCCATCTCCGGGCTCAACTCGGACGCTGTGGTCACTGCAGACATGACCGACGGCACTGACGCGGAGAGCGATACTCGGAAGAGGCGGCGCATCATGAACCGGAGGCAGAACGCCCCCGCCGCGGACAACTGGGGCAGGCTTCGCGAAGTGGCGCTCAGCGCCACGACCGCGGTCGATAACGCCTTCATCTACCCCGCACTGGGCGGCGCGGGTTCGTGCAAAACCGTGTTGACAGCCCCGTGGCGGAACGGAGGCTCGGGGCAAACTCGTGTTGTTACCGCCCAGTCTATCGCGCTGGTCCGAGCGCTGTACGAAGATAACTTCTCCACTGACGATGCGCTGTACCACATCGAATCCTCCGTGGATGAGCCGGTTGATACGCGCATTCTAATCCGTCTCCAAGGCAGCGCGGCCTACTGGGCTGATGCCACGCCGTGGCCTACTGTGAACGCGACTATCTCGTCCGTGGTAAGTACCACGAACTTCCACATCACCTGCGCGTCCGCCACGACCGCGCCACCGGTGGGCACTACAGTGATGATTTGGAGTGTCGCCGATCTGGCCTTTCGCACTGCAGTGTTGCAGACGGTTTATACCGTGACTTCCACGGAGTACGCTGTGACGGTGGCAGGGTGGTCCGGTGGTGCCTTGACTTCGTTCACGGACGGCCTTTACCTGGGCCCCGCTTGCAAGAATGCGAAGGCGTACGGCGACAAGGCGCTCGATGTCTTCGGCGGGTTGACACCGGGCGAAGGGTGCTTGACGATTCAAAAGCCCCGCTCACTGCGCCGGCCTCTTGAGTCTCAGGACGAGCCCATGGCGTATGGCCCACAGGCATTTAATCAGATGATCTCCCCCTTTCCCGAGATCACGAGTGCCAGCATCGCATACGCGAACAAGACGGCGCCTACTGCGGTCAACCCTGACACCGCGCCTAACGTGCTTGTCCTGCGCAATCTCATGTTTGGAGTTATGCCATGATTGTACCTGCCGGCGCTCCAGCTTGGACGCGAATTGCCCAAGCTTCTGACTACGGCGTAGTCCCAGACCTCCACAACCTGGGGGACTTCGGAGCCGTCAACGCCAAGACGGACATTACTGCCGAAGAGTACGCCCGTCTCGCGACTGACTGCCTTGCAGCGGTTCGCGGGGCCCCGCTGTTCTGGCTCACCTTTGAGGTCGGGGCAGGCCCTGTCGCCAACGTACGGCAGTGCCAGCCGATGTGGGATTCGGCGAGTGGGGCCTACGCTGGAGCCACCCCGCCCAGCAGTTCGTTCCCAACCATTGTTTGGAACAGCGGCGCATCAGAATTCGCCCTGACCTTTCCCGGGCTGGTGGTGACGGTCAATACAGTGCGCTTTATCCGTGCGCTGGACCCTTTCTCCGTTGTGGGAGACTGCGCTATGGCAACACCGACCATTCACACCGCCAATGCGGTGAGCGCCGCAACCTGTCGCCTGGTAGACGGTGCCGAGCTTCGAATCGCGGGGGCCTTGACGGGCGCTCTGATCTCTCTTGTCGTGAGGTAAACATGCCCTTCGGAGGCCTTGGAGGTATGCTCCCGTTGCGGCTGGGCGCGGGGGATAATACCGGTATATCAGCTGAAAGCCACGCCCGGTTGAGCGCGGACCTGCTGGCCACGCATCGAACCAGCCCGGCCATGACTCTTGTCGTACTGGCCGACGCGGTTGCGGGCACGGTGCAGGTGCTTTCTTACGAAAGCCGACTCAGCCGTGGGGTGAAGCAAGCCCCCAAGGTGGCTATCGAAAGCGGCGATCTGCGCGTGTACCTGAACACTGCGGCTAATGACTACGCCGAGGTCATCGACCTCATGCCGTTGTTGGTGTCGGGAGCGGCCATCATGTGCCAGTACCGAGATGTGTCTGGGGTATGGCATCCGGCCACCACCGCGTTCGCCACCGCAGATGCGACGCTGACATTTGACATTCCGGCTGCCACAACCAGTGTGTTTGTGATCGAGTTGTACGGTGCGGACGGCCTCACCTCGCTGGGCGCTTATGGCGCCCACGAGCGGAAGAAGGACTCCAAGAAGGAGGGCAAAGCAACCTATGCGTGGCTTTGGTTCCAGTACTTCTCTTCCGCCCTTGGCAGTGCATACGACACTCGCCCCGGCACAGTCGTAACCTGGGGTAACGCCGCCAAGGCTCGAGCCTTCGGCACGTCCCAACGTATCTCCGAGATGCTGGCGGCCTCGGCAACACCGGACGGCAGCGACGCGAAACTTGACATGTGGTCGGCGGTCTTGGGCGTGCCCCAGGCGGGGCGCACTCGAGCGGAGCTTCGGGCGGATTGCGAGGAGCTTGGGCGCTTCCCGGAGACCCCGACGCACGCTTTTCTGGCGGCGGGCATCTCCCGGATCCTTGGGCGTGAAGGCACCCTTGTATCCATTACCAGTGACAAGGGCACAATCGCAGCGCCACCAACGGGCACCTACGGCCCCGGTTTCGAAACTGGTGACCCCGACTACGACATGGGCGAAGGCGTGTGGGCCTCACCTCGTGGTCATCTGATCATCACTGTTCAGCCTCGGTATGGGCTCACGCTCGCAGACATGCTGAACAAAGTCAACAGACCTCTGGCGTTCTTTCTGGACCGAGTAATTAGGGCGACATCCACATGGGAAGTCGTTTCAGCATAATATGGCATCAGCATCCTTTCTTGTGAACGGCGGCATCCCCACTGGCGCGAATCTGATTACCGCGGGTTCCACCGTGCTGCTGGCGCTCGCCGACATCTCGGGCGCGGCGAATACTCAATGGAGTTTCATCGGGTCGTCTGAAGACGTGGTTCTGCCGACGATCACGATCACAGGGAAGGGCACTGCGAGCTTCGTGATGCCGTCTGCCCCGTCTCACGGTCTTGGCCTGTCGCTGATGCTGCAATGTGTCAACGCCGGGCAGACAGCGCGGGCGTTGATTTGCGTGGGCGACGACCTGATGGTCTCCGCCAATGAGATCGACGAGCGCTCGGCGCTCGGCGGCTGGGCATGGCAGTGGAACGAAAACCTTCGTACTGCCATGCTCACTCGTGACGGCAAAGCCTACCTGGGAACGCTTTCGAGCAATGCTACTTGGGCCCTGACTGGGGCTGCGGACTTCCAAGACTTCAAGCACCTGACTATCTCGAGCCTGGGGGGCGCCAACCGTACCCTTACCCTCACGACCACAGGTGCCGTGTTGAATGACTCGGTGGAGCTCGTATTCACGGGCGATGCCTCTGCCTACAACCTCACGCTCTCGAACGGCAGTACGACTCTCGCAACACTTGAATCGTACCGAACCACATCGGTGCGGCTATGGTTCAACGGCACTGCTTGGGTGGTGACTTCCAATGTTGCAACGCCTCTGGCCAAGCGCGCCTATACAGCCGCCCTAAGTGGTGCTACTGATTGGTACACGGCGGGCGCCGCGGGTCTCACCGGATGCAATGACCTGACGGTCTCGTCCCTCGGCGGTGCCGCGCGGGTCCTCACCCTTTGGGAGAATCGCGCAGTTGTTGGCGACAAAGCTACCCTGACGTACCTGGGGTCTGACGAAGGGTATGCCCTGACCTTGAACGCGGGGGCGGGTGGTACGCTGGCCACCCTGCCTGCGTGGCGCGATACCCGGGTAGAGCTCTACTACACGGGCACTGCGTGGGCAGTGCTGTCTTCCTACAACCTGGGCGGGGGCGGGGTCATCAAGGCCTACCGCGGGGCATTGAGCGGCGCTACGGCGTGGTATCTCAGCGGTTCGGGTACGGTCGACGGTTGCCGCTCGGTCACCGTGACAGGCCTCGGTGGAGCCGACCGCACCCTGACGCTCTGGGAGACTTACGCTGTCGCGGGCGACGAGGTCACTCTTCGCTACACCGGTACTGCCAACATCCTGACGCTGGCAGCAGGGGCGGGCGGAACGCTCGCCACGCTGCTGCCAGGTCGCGACAACGAGGTTGTGCTCGTATACTCGGGCTCCGCCTGGGCCGTAGCCAAACAGCGGCAGGCGCTTGTGCGGAAGGCCTTCGCCGGTGCCATCAACGCCGACGCCACTTGGAGTCTGGCGGGGTCTGGCACATATGCAGGTTGTACGGACGTCATTGCGACGAGCCTGAATGCCAACCGTACATTGACTCTGGACACGGTTGGGGCCTTAGCGGGAGATATCGTCACAGCTTACAACAACAGCCTTTCGTACGATTTAGTCATCTCAGGGCTCACGACACTGCGCGCTACTTTGTACGAACATGCCACGTTGGAGTTCGACGGGGCTGCGTGGCAGTTGATCCGCAGGCGCAGCGACGTGGACTACGGGGTGCAGTCCGACGAATATACCGCGGCAGGATCCTACACCTGGACGAAGCCCGCCGGTAAAACTCACTGCCGGGTGGTAGTGGTTGGCGGCGGTGGCGGCGGTGGCCGAGGTAATTACCAGTCCAGCGGACCTGGGGGTGGCGCAGGTGGTGGCGGCTGTGGGGTTTGCGCTGTGTGGGAAGGGCTTCTCACGTCATTGGGCGCTACAGTGGCGGTAGTCGTGGGCTCGGGGGGCGCTGGCGGCTACAGCGGTTACGCCGATGGTCTTGCAGGGGGCGTCTCTTCATTCGGCACCCATATCTACGCGCCCGGTGGATTGGGTGCTGTGGGA